AACCGACGCCGACCTGTTGTCGGTGCTGATTGATGACGCGATCGAGGGCAATGACCCTCGTGTAGTCGTGTCGCTCTACAGCGCTCCGATGGACATTGACCCGTTCTCGGAGGAAGCCTTGAAGCTGGCGAATCCGGCTTATGGCGACTTCCTCAACCCGGTCGAAGTCCAGAAGCAGCAGAACGACGCGAAGCGCATGCCGGCGCTCGAGGCGCTGTTCAGGAACTACACGCTTAACCAGCGCGTAGAGGCTTCGGCGCCGTTTGTCACGCAGTCGGTATGGTCGGCTAACGGTGGGATGCCGGACGACGGACACGTCGTTTACGGCGGCCTAGACCTGTCCGAATCGAACGACCTGACGGCCTTGGTTCTGGCCTCTCCGGCGCACGGGAAGCTGAGTGTCCATGCCACGTTCTGGCTGCCGGAGTACGGGCTAGCCGAGCGGGCGAGAAAGGACCGGGTGCCTTACGACTCCTGGGCTAAGGCTGGGTACGTGAGCACGACTCCGGGCCGGTCAATTGAGTACGAGAGCATCGCGCTTTACATCGCCGACCTGTTTGAAACCAAGGACGTGCGCAAGATCGCGTTCGACCGCTGGAACATGAAGCACCTTCGCCCCTGGCTGATTCGGGCGGGGATGTCGGAAAGCCTGATTGATGACCGGTTTGTTGAGTTTGGGCAGGGATTCCAGTCGATGACGCCGGCCCTTAGAACCCTCGAGTCCCTACTGCTTAGCGAGCGGATCAAGCACGGCAACAATCCGGTGCTGAAAATGTGCGCTGCCAATGCGGTGGTGAAAGCGGACGAAGTAGGGAACCGGAAGCTGGACAAGAAGAAGTCACGAGGCCGCATCGACGGGATGGTGGCGTTGGCTATGGCTGTTGCGATGGCCTATGAGCACCTGAACGAGCGCAAGGTGTTTTCGGTTCCGTCTAGGTCATTTGTGCAGAGCGCATCAGTGTGAGGGACTTAGCACTAAGCCAGACTCACTCGCTCACGGTTCCCCAACCGCTACCGGTTAGGAGGCCGGAACCGACGTGGAGACACATTGTGGGGGTGCACGTCGAGAAGCACAGCGAATTTGCTGCTGTTTGGCTCGGGCATGAAGTCGGAAAGGGAACGGACAAGGTAACGCTGTATGACAGCGTGATTTATCCGCCCGGTACACATTTTGCGGTGATTGCAGACGACTTGAAGCGGCGTGGAGCATGGAAGCCGATCGCCTGGCGCGCGGACGACGAGGAATATGTCGAGGCCCTACGGGAACGCGGGTGCTCGGTGCTGTCGTTCTTCGGTAAGGATTCCGCCTACACCGAAACTCCGGCTGTTTGTGCAGCGAACGCTTTGCAGATGGACGAGCGTCTTACGACTGGCGGAATGGCTGTGTGGGACATCAACACAGCCTGGTTACGTGAGTACGAGAGCTTCGGGCAGCGAGACGGGATGATCCCCCAAGAGGGGTTCCCCCTGATGAGTGCTACGCGCCACGCCTTCCACTACCTGAAGCGGTCACGGAAGTGGCCAGAGCCCGCCAAAAAAATCAAATACGACGATCGGGGCGTCGTCTAGTGAGGCAGCAGCAGATCGCCGGCCGCTTGGGCGGCATGGCGACCCGTGGTGAGCGGAAAGCATCTTCCAAGCTCACGGAATCGGCCGTACGCGACATTCGCGCAACAACCGGGCAGCGACAACCGCTCGCCCAAAAGCACGGGGTACACCCCAAAACGATAGACGCCATCCGTAGGCGTGACTGGTGGAAGCACGTATGAACATTGCAGAACTTCACCGACTGAAGGCGCTGGAAGCGGAAAACGTCGCCATCAAGGCGCGACTGGAAAAGGTCGAGGCTTATATCTGGGGCGAGGAGGCCAACGACGATATGGAGACGCTGGAGCATGGAGCGGTGCCCGCTCGCAAGCGTGGCCGGCCTCGCAAGGATCAGGCCGCTTAAATGGCCGACCTAGAGCGTCTGATTCAAGCAATCGACGCGGCCGAGCAGTCCTCGTACGGGTCGGACACAGACTCCGACCTACAGTACGAGCGTGCGCTGCTGATCCGGTACTACAACGGCGAGAACGTCGAGCCGGCGCCGGATGGCCTTAGCCAGATTGTTGACCGCACGGTGTTTGAGTCCATTCAGTGGATCATGCCGTCGCTGTCGAGAATCTACGCCAACGGTGACAACATCGTCGAGTTTCAGCCGTTTGGCCCTGAAGACGAGCAGGGGGCCAAGCAAGAATCCGAATACCTCAACTACCTCGTCACTCAGAAAAACCCCTGGCCCGTGGTTTTTACCACTTGGGCTATGGACGCTCTATTGTCGAAGAACGGGTACTGCGAGCCGTACATTGAGAACCGAATCACCACGGAACTCGAAACGTACGAGCGGCAGTCCGAGGAAGGGTTGGCCTTACTGCTGCAAGAGGATGGCGTCGAGGTTGTAAGCCATACTCAAGAGCCAGACCCGAACGGCCAGCCGCAGCTTGATCCGATGACCGGGCAGGTTGTGCTGCCCATGCTCCACACGGTGACGTTGCGTAAGTCAAAGCCGAAGAAACGTCTACGGTTCAAGGTCATTCCTCCCGAGCGCACGAAAGTTGACATCAACACTGACTCGTTCTCGCTTGAGCACGCAAGCTACTTCGAGTACTGGGATATCGTTTCAATCAGCTACCTGCGGTCGATTGGTTTTGACGTTCCTGATGACATTGCCTCCGGTGACTCGGATTCGGACGAAACCGAAGAAGCCGATGCGCGCAATCGTTACGCGGAGGAAACGCTCGGGGACTCTGGGGAAGTTGACCCGGCGATGCGTCGTGTTCGCGTTAGGTGTATTTGGATTCGGCACGACACGGACGAGGACGGTATCGCGGAACTCCAGAAGGTCTACCGCGTAGGCTCAACGATCCTCGAAAAGAACGGCGAGCCCGCTATCTACCCATGCACCCGCGTGGGTGTGGCAAGCATCACGCCGATTCTGGTTCCTCACCGACACCCAGGAACGTCTATCGCAGAGATTGCCGTTGACCCTCAGAGAGTCAAGACGGCCATGCTTCGGGGTGGTTTGGACGGGTTCAATCTCGCTATTCGGCCTCGGCACATCGTCTCGAACGAAGTCAACGTAGACGACATGCTGGTAGCCCGTGCCGGCGGCATCACGCGCATGGTGGAGGGTTCGGCTGCGGTTCCAGGCGAGGGGCATGTCATGCCCATCCCCACCCAGAACACGCTACCAGATGCCATTGCGGGCCTTGAGTACATGGGAACGGTGGTGGAGAGCCGTACGGGTGTATCCCGCGCGTTCTCTGGTGTTGATCCTTCCACACTGAACAGCGGCAACAGTTCGGGCGTTGCGATCAATCAACTCTCGACGATGGCCTCGCAGCGTGTGGAGCAGATCGCCCGCATGTTTGCGGTGGGCGTCGAATATCTGTTCTCGCTGGCTCATGAGTTGGTCATCAAGTCAGGTCATCAGACCGACGTTGTGAAACTCCGTGGACAGTGGGTGCAGATCGACCCGTCTACCTGGAAGACCGGCCGAGACATGCGGATTGTTGTGGGCTACGGAGCCGGTAACAAAGACGCTCTCGTCTCCCGCCTGATGATGATCGCCAACATGCAAAAGGAAATGCTGGTTGGAGGTCTACCAACTGTGACGCCTCAGAACGTCTACGAGACCGCCATAGAAGTCACCAAGGCATCGGACTTCACCGCGCCGCAGCGGTTCTTTACGGACCCGACCACCGTACCCCCTCCCCAACCTCCGCAGCCGTCGCCCGATGTGGTGGCCGCTGGCCAAATCGAACTGGCCAAGACCCAAAGCACAGAGCGCGTGCGCGTGGCCGAGATTCAGTCGAAGGAGAAGATCGAGGGCGCCAAGCTCGTGCAGGAGGAAAACTTGGCGAAGTTCGACGCCGAACTCCAGATCGCACTCGAGCAAATGAAGCTCGGTGGCCAAGCAGACCTTGAGAGGGTGAGAGGGTCCGTTAGCACTGATGTGGAGAGGGCGAAACTGTCCCTGAAGAACGAGCCGGCCAAGATTGAGAACAGCAAGATTGACGCGGCCAAGACTGAGCTAACGAAGATTCTTTCGGAGTTCTCGGCCAAGCACGATATGTCCGTCAAGCAGTTGACCGAAATGCTGAATGCCCCGCGAGAGATTGTAAGAGGCAAGGACGGCCGCGTGTCTGGCGTGAAGATCGGCGGCGTTGAGCGGAAGCTCAAGCGCGACAACGACGGCAAGGTGACGGGCTTACAGTGAACCAATCCGACCAGATCGCACGGGGAGCGAAAGCAAAAGCGCTCCTCGCGGACCCTCTTTTGTCCGAAGCCTTTGCACTTGCTGAGAAAGCGATTCTCGACAAGTTCAGGCACGCCCCAGATGACTTAGGGGTGATTCGATCCAAACAACTTTTGACCGCTTTAACTCTCGTGAGGCGGCTTCTAGAGCAGGCGATCAGTGACGGAAAAGTCGCTGAGCGAACTTTGGAAGAAGAAAAACGAGGGATTTCTTACCTAGGTGATATATGGCGCAACCGCAGCAGACGCTAGAACAGCCGGCGACGGAATCTAGCCAAGACCTTGAAGCACTTCTCGAAGCCAAGTTCGGTGGCTACGAAGAGAGAGTTAACGGCGAACAACAGCAGGAACAGCCGCAAACGCAAGAGCCGGAAGCCCAAACGGGCGATGAGGCCGAGGCGCAAGCGGAATCCACGGAATCGGAGTTCGTCGAGATCGAGGTTGACGGGGAGACGTGGCACGTCCCTCCGAAGCTCAAGGACCGATTCATGGCGCAGGCCGATTACACGGCCAAAACCACGGAAATCGCGACTACGCGCCGCAATGTCGAGCAGCAGATGAAGGAACTGGCGCTATTTCAGGAGCAGCGCACGTTTGAACAATCTGTAGCGCAAGACGCCGACCGCCTGAAGATGATTGACGCCTATATCTCTCACGAGAAGTCGTCAACGAATTGGGCGGCGCTCACGACCGATCAGATCGTGAGAAAGAAGATGGAAATCGATCAGCTAGCCGATCAACGTAACGAACTCGCTCAGGCGTTGGACGCAAAGCGTAACGAGTTCGGGCAGAAGATCGCGGCAGAACGGTCGAAGCTGAAGCAGACGGCCAAGGAAACTCTCGCAAAAGCCATTCCTGGCTGGAGCGACGAGGTTCAGGGGCAGATTGAGAAGTACGCCGTGTCTCTGGGCTACCCAGAAGCGGCAGTTCAACACATGAATGCCTTGGATTCCCAAATCGCTTGGGAGTCGATGCAGTACCGAAAGCTGAAAGCCGAAACCAAGAACGCCGTGAAGAAGGCTGGCGAGGCTCCTGTCATCGCACCGCAGGCTCGAAAGAACTCGATGCCTAAGCAGGTGCGCGCAAAACTGGATTTGAAGAACGCCGTGAAGTCGGGCAACCGCGAAAAGATCGCGGCCAGCGTAGACGCGCGGCTCTCACAACTGTTTGGAGGATAAGCAATGGCACAAGTTTCAGGCACTACGTGGAGCAACTCCACGGCAACGTACTCGATGGGTACGAACGTCCGCGAGGATCTCGAGGACGTGATCTATTTGCTCGACCCGATGGATACGTGGGCGTCCACGAACCTCGACAAGGTTGACGCATCCAGCACCTTTCACGAGTGGCTCTCGGACGTTCTCGCGGGCGCTACGGCTAACCGCCAGGTCGAAGGCGATGACGCCTCGTTCACGACGGCCGCGCCGGCCGAGCGTCTTGGCAACATCTGCCAGATCAGCCGCAAGACCTTCATCGTCTCTGGCACGCTGGAGGAGGTCAAGAAGGCGGGGCGCAAGTCCGAAATCAAGCGTCTCGGTACCAAGTATTTGAAGGAGCTGAAGCGGGATATCGAGCTGTCGATTGTCGGCAACCAAGCGTCGAGCTTGGGCGGCGCTGCAACGGCTCGTTCCTCGGCCGGCATGGAGAGCTGGATCGAAGGCCCGACCTCGACGACTGCGGGTACTGCGGCGAACGTCGTCACCGCGACGACCAACGGCGCCTCCCACACGACTCCGGGTTTCTCCGGCGGTACGGTGGCGGCTCCCACGGACGGCACGACCGGTGCCTTTACCATCGGCCAGTTGAATGCGGCTCTCCAAGGTTCATGGGACGATGGCGGCGATCCGCGCGTGATTCTGGCCGCAGCCAACAACAAGAACACGATCGACAACTTCACGTCGCTGGCCACTCGGCAGGTGGACGTCGCGAAGACCGGCAAGCTGCCGGTCATCGGTTCTGTGAACGTCTATGTTCACAGCTACGGTTCGCCGTCGATGGTGGTGCTGTCGCGCTACGTGCGTAGCTCGGTGGTGCTGTGTCTGGACCCGTCTTACTGGGCGATCGCCTTCCTGCGGCGTCCGTTCATGGAGACGCTGGCGAAGACCGGCGACGCTGAGAAGCGCCAGATGATTGCCGAGCATACGCTCATCTGCCGTAACCCGGCAGCGTCCAGCAAAGTTGTGGGTATTGCCTAGTAGCATCTAGGAATTGGGCGGCGTGGGCTCTACGGAAACGTGAGCCCACGCCTTCCTCTTTAGGATGAGGTAAACATTCTCTCTCGTGCAGCCGTGCCGCTTCGCGATCTCTAGCGGAGCGAAGCCGGCATTTTTCATTTCGAACATGCTCCGTACGTCCCGTTCTGTGAGTTTCGCGTTTGGGTGACGCTCACCGGCAGCGTATGCATCGAGCACGCGCTTGGCGTGACGCCGGTTTTCGGCTCCCGTTACGTACTCAAGGTTCTCTAGACGGTTGTCCGCCTTGATGCCGTTCTTGTGGTTCACCTGTAACTCGGACGGACCGTGAAACGCCTCCATGACGAGGCGGTTAACTCTGCGGTAGTACTGATTCGTGTCTACATAGACGCTTACGCCAAGGTAGCCGTTAGGTGATTGGTGTGGAGTTAGTAGCCGCCCAGGCTGGGTACGCTTGCCGCGCGCGATGCGCTTGATGCGGCCAAGGTCGGATGCGGCGTAGTTGGGCGCAGACGGTATCGTTTTCCAAGTTTCCATTAAGCGATTCTATCACACCTTGGACGGCTGGTAATGCTCGTCATCGTCGGCCACGGCCCCGGAGTTCTAAGAGCTTCTGGCGAGTGGATCGATCAACAGACGGTGGTGCGACTGAAGCACGCACCGCGGGTGTTGCCGAACTTCGGCACTCGTACTGACTACCTCTGCGCAACGGGTATCGGATGGCGCGAGCGGTTCGACGGCTCGCCGAAGTTTTGGCTGTTCGACAAGGATCGTGATTACCAGCGCGTCGAGCGGATGGGCAAGGCAACGTCCACGGGCGTGTTCTTCGCCGACGTTCCGCGGTGGCTGAAGTATTTCGCCGAGTTCAAGCCAGACAAGCCGAAGCCCTCTATCGGGCTTTGCGCGGTGTTCTGCGCGGTGGAGCAGGGGTTCGACGACATAGCTCTCGTCGGTTTTGACTCGTTCACTGCCGAAAACAAGCGCACTGGGAAGTGGTTCGACCAGTCTCCGCAGAATTGGATACACGACCAGCGAGCCGAACGAGAAGCGCTCGAGGGGCTAGGCATTCGGTTTCATCACGTCTGAGGTTTTATGCCGGCATTCATCGATAAGAACCCGTACTCAGGTATGGAGCACTGGGTAGACCAGAACGAGGACGACGTTCAACGCAACTACGTATGTGCCGACGTTCAGCCTGTTCTCGATTACGCCAAGGACCTTCGGAACAACCCGGAGGGCGTGAACCGGATGAATCGCAAGCACGACATGCTGCACTTCGCGACCATTCCCGAGGTCGTGATTGTGAAGCTCCTAAACGAGTACGGGGTGAACGTATTCGACCGCAACGACTACCCGAAGCTATTCAAGCTTTTGAATAGCGAGTTCGCGTATCTGAAGACGACGAACATGATTCATACGGTGAGGCACTAGATGGCCGTCTATCAGTTCCGGGCGTCCGGAGTTCCCAGGCACAAAATTGGATTCACTGACCATGACGCGATTAAGCGTCAGAAGAAGCTACAGACAGGGTGTCCATTCCCCCTAGAGCTTGTTCGCGTTTGGGACGGGGGGCGAGACCTTGAGGCGCTAGCTCACGACTGGTTTTCTGCGCACCGCATTGGCGGAGAATGGTTCGAGTTTGCGGAGGACATGCAGCCAGTCATAGACGCTGTCATGAGCCTCCTCCAGAACAAAATCGAGACTGACGAGAAGTTTGGCGGGGACTTTAGGGAGCACTGTCGCCAACTCTACTCGGACCTCCGCATCGCTTCGTTGCAATCTTCGGGTTGCTGGGGGGCTGGCGCGCCAACGCAGCATAGCCTGCCTTTTGGTGCGCACTGATGGCGCAGGTGCTCACCCTGGCTCCCGACGATTCTCGGGAGATGATTCAGAAGGCCCAGACCCTCTACAACCTCGAGAAGCTGGACGACGCCTATACGGTCGTACAGGACTATCTCGCGAAGTATCCGAACGACGCTCAAGCGTTGGTCTTGGCTGCAACCATCCTCAAGAAGGCGAAGAAGACCCCCATTGCGTACAGCTTGGCGAAGCGGGCGACCGAGCTTCGCCCGGAGAGACCCGAAGCCTGGGTGTCGCTTGGGCACTGTGCCCAGCACCTGTGGCGACTGGATGAGGCGCTGGATGCTTACGAAAAGGCGCTGAAACGAGCGGCTAACAAGCCTCAGAGGGCGCTGTTCCACAACAACATCGGGTCTATCTACTTGGACCGCGGGCAGTTCAAGGAAGCCGAGGGGCATATCCGCGAATCCCTTGAGCTCGCGCCCGATGATCACTTCGCGCGGCACAACCTGGGACTGTCTTTGCTGGCGCAGAAGCGTTGGGCGGAAGGCTGGCCGTACTACTCCGCTTCGGTTGGCACCTGGAACCGGATGGAGTGGAAGTACCACGACCCTCCTGAACCTCGGTGGGACGGCACGAAGGGACAGAGGGTCATCGTGTACGGGGAGCAGGGGTTAGGGGACGAGATTTCCTTTGCGTCGATGATCCCCGACGTTTGCAAGGATGCCTCGGTCATCGTCGATTGCGACAAGCGGCTAACCGGGCTGTTTCGCCGATCCTTCCCGCAAGCGAAGGTGTACGGCACGCGCACGACGAAGCAACTGGCGTGGGACAAGGAAGACCACGAGTTCGACGCCTCTATCTCCATGGGGGAGTTGGGGCAGTTCTACCGCAAGGACGCGGATTCCTTCCCGGGGACTCCGTACCTCGTTCCCTGCCCCTCTCGCACCGAAGGCTGGAGGGCGGTATTCCGTGCTAAAGCGAAGCCCACGATCGGAATAGCGTGGACTGGCGGCACGTGGGAGAACGGCGCAACGAATCGCCAACTGGCGCTTGATGAGTGGGCGCCGATCTTCAAGGCGATCGATGCTCATTGGGTCAACCTTGAATACAAGGACCGCACGCAAGAGGCGTCGGCGCACGGGGTGGAGACCTATCCCTGGGCGACGCTCACGAAGGACTACGACGACACGGCTGCTCTAGTAGCTGCGTGTGATCTCGTGATCTGTATGCAGACGGCGGTTGCACATTTGGCCGGCGGGCTGGGGGTTCCTACGTGGGTCATGGTTCCCGCTAACAGTCAGTGGCGTTACGGCGAATCGACCGATTCGCTTCCCTGGTACAAGTCGCTGCGGATCTTCAAGGCGCGTAGCTCGTGGGGTCCGGTGGTTCACAAGATCGCCGAGGAGCTGAAGCAGTGGGGCAAGTAATCTCATCGGCCTACCAGGCCGAGCAGCAAGCCCTGCACGCCACCGGGTCTTACGGCACGGCGAGCATCAAACACGCGCCGCTGGTGACGGAAATCATCAACCGGCTCGAGATCAACCACCTGCTGGACTACGGGTGTGGGTCGCTGCTGAATCTCTACAAGCACATTCAGCCGAAGCACAAGATCACTTACCAGGCGTATGACGCGGGAGTTTTGGAGTATTCAGAACCTCCCGTGCCCGCTCAGATGGTCGCCTGCATCGACGTGCTCGAGCACATCGAGCCGGAATTCCTCGACAACGTTCTGGACGACTTGGCGCGGGTCACGGAGATGGTGCTGTTCTGCACGATCCACACGGGGCCGGCGGTCAAGGTTCTGTCAGACGGGCGCAACGCACATCTGATTCAGGAGCCGATGGAGTGGTGGTTGCCGAAGCTCTGGAGTCGCTTTGACATCCAGACGGTTCAAGTGAACGGCCCGAAGGGGTTCTACGTCATCGGGTATGCGAAACAACGCCTCGAAGCGGTGAACGGAGACAAGCTTTAGCTATTCGGCACGGCGAAAGATGTGAGGAGGCGCGTCTCCAGCGCGGTAGCGGGTCCAAAGAGTGCCGTAATTGATCCCAAACAGTTCCGCCCATTTGGCGAGTGAATGGGTCGCACGTTGATACGTGATGTTGATATTGGATCGCTTGTTGTTCGCTTGCTGCGTTCTCGTAGCCCAACGACAGTTATCAGGCGAATAGCCAGAATTATTGTCGATTCGGTCTAGAGACATGCCTGGCGGACGCTCGCCCATGTCGGCTCGGAAATTATCGAACTTTTGCCAGCGCTCGCAGACAGTGATTCCGCGTCCGCCGTAGTGCGGCCACGCAGGAGTATTCCGGTTGTTACATCTCGACTTCATGTGCGCCCAAGCGCGCCAAGTAGTGTCGTGAATGTGCTTCACGGCAACGCGCTTCGAAAAGGCGTTGTGCCCTGAAACGAATCGCATTGGCGAGCCTTTCACACGTCCGGTTGATCGGTCGGTTTTTTTTGCAATCGGCGCGGGTTGTCCGCACCCACATGTACAGAGGACGGTCATAAAGTGATTCCTACTGTTTTTATCGGCTACGACCAACGTGAGTCAATTGCATACCACGTCCTCGCGCAGTCGATCATCAATTGCACGAGCGTCCCTGTCGCCATTGCTCCGCTTGCTTCACGGATGTTGCGAAACTTTGATGGACAGAGGGACGGCACAAACGCGTTTATCTACTCAAGGTTCTTGGTCCCTAGTATAGCCGATTATCAAGGCTGGGCGATCTACTGCGACTCCGACATGCTGCTACGAGACGACCTCGTAAAGCTGTGGGATCTGCGAGACGAATCGAAGGCCGTGATGGTGGTGAAGCACGACTACCACACCAAGCACCGCCGCAAGATGATCGGCACTCCGATGGAATGCGATAACGCCGATTATCCGATGAAGAACCACAGCAGCATGATCCTTTGGAACTGCGGCCACCCGAGTAATCGGGTGCTGACTCGCGATTTTGTTTCGGAGTCGCCTGGCAGCTTCCTCCATCGGTTTCAGTGGCTCAACGACGACGAGGTTGGCAGTGTTCCGCTCGATTGGAACTGGCTAGTTGGCGAGTATTCGCACAAGCCAGAGGCGAACCTTGTTCACTTCACGCTGGGAGCTCCGTGCTTCTCGCACTACAGGAAGTGTGACTACGCAGCGGAGTGGCACGAGACGAAAGAGGACGTAACTCACGCCCTCGACAAGACCACGCTCATGGGCGCCGCGTAGCCGCTGTTTGGCATGGTTTGCACCGCTTCTGAAGGCCGTTGAATGCGCTTGCAAGCCTCCAAAAGTTTTCGGTCGATAAGTATTGCTTGCAGGAGTGACACCACGCCGCCCCTGGCGGGGCATGTACGTTCGGGTGGTTACGCGCCAGGCGGGAATTTGCGCCGCGCTCGAGTATTCGCAGATTGCCGATGGCGTAGTCGCCGTCTGCGTCGATTCTGTCTAGCGACGGGCACTGGCCGGGGTTTTGAGCCATCCATGCCGTGTATGCGGGGATGGCCCAGGACAAGAACTCGTCGCGAGTAATTCTGACCCTGATTGGCTGGTAGGACTTCTGAGGGTTGCGCCCCGAAGCCCTGAACTTGATTGTGTTCCATGTGCGCTTTGCGCGCCGTTCCGGCGTGGCTTCGTAAGCGCGGAAGCAGTTCTTACAGAGTATGGATAGGCCGTTTGGCCGATCTCTGTTCGCGTAGAAACGAGAGGCCGGCAGGAGGTTTTCGCAATGCGGGCATTTGGCTTTCATAGGCGTGATTATACGCCTGATAATTGGACCATTCTATGGCTATAATCACCACCTACACCACGCTGCAAACCGCAATCGGCGATTACCTCAACCGCTCGGACCTTTCGACGTTCCTGCCGAACTTCACGCAGAACGCCGAAATGAAGCTCTACCGTGATCTTCGCATCCGGGCGATGGAGACGGCACTAAGCGTCACGATTTCGAGCGGCGTTGCGACGATTCCGACTAGTCCGGCGCTGGTTCAACTGAAGTACGCCTATGTCGATGGCGCTCCGGTGAAGTCGCTCGACCACGTTCCGCCCGATCAAATCTACGCCAACTACCCGGTTCGTTCTGGGGCGGAGATTCCCCGGTTGATTGCGATGGAAGGGACCAACTTCATATTCGGACCCTATCCCGGCAACTACACGATCAAGGGCATCTATTACGCGCGGCTTACTCCGCTGTCTGGGTCAAATCTGACTAACTGGTTCACGACGAACGCAACGGACGCATTGCTATACGGTTCGTTACTTGAGGCGGCGCCGTTCCTAAAGGACGATCCAAGAATCCCGATGTGGCAGATCGCGTTTGATATGGCAATCAAGTCGATCAAGGCAGAAGAGACCCGTGCAAGAAACTCCGGCGGATCAATCGCCGCCCGTCCCGCCTAAAGTCTTCACGCTCAAGTCTCACGAGATTGCGGCGCACTGGCCGTTGATCGAGCCGTTCCTGTTTCTGGTGAACGGCGGGGACTGGACGCGCGACGGGGTGAAGGCCGAGCTCGAGGCCGCGAAGGCGCAGCTGTGGGGGATGAGTCGCGGCAGCACGGCGCAAGCGATTTGGATCACGAAGATCGAAGAGACGAGCAAGGGGCGGCGCGGGCTGCTCTGGATTGCTGCGGGGCACCCGCTCGAGGCGGGGCTCGCTTTGTTTCGCGAGTACACCGAGCCCTGGCTAGCAAGCCTGGGCTGTAAATCCATACAGATCATCGGCCGTAAGGGCTGGCAACGAGTTTTGACCGACTACGAGAACGCGGGAGTTGTTCTCGTGAAGGAGCTGCAATGAGCAAGGGCGCAGGAACGCAAACGCAGACCACGGTGACGGAAGCGCCGGACTATCTCCGAGACTATCTCGGCGAAGCCGCGTATGGGGCGGCGGGCCTGTACCGGGCCGGCGGTCCCCAGGTGATTCCGTTCTCGCAGCAGACGCAGCAAGCCCTGAACATGACAGAGCAGCGGGCTTTGAACGGCTCGCCGGTCAATCAAGCGGCGCAGCAATACGCCACACAGGGGTTGTCGGGCGGGATGATGGGGCGAAACCCGTTCGTGCAGGGCGGGGCGAATCCTTACCTTGACGCGACGTTTAACCAAGCCGCTCAGGCGACGCAGAACCAGCTAACAAGCGAGTTCGCCCGCAGCGGGCGGAACCTCGGCGCACGAGAGCCCTTCCGTGCGGATCAACTAAACAACCTCGCCACGCAAATCTATGGCGGGGCATACGAGACGGACGCGAACCGGCGCTTGTCGGCTTATCAGAACGAGCGCGGTTTGCAGCAAGGGCTTGTGCCCTTGTCTGGAATGCTCGCGAGCCAGGACTACGCCGACATCGGGCAGCTTGCCGGTGTTGGCGCCCAGTACGAAGGGCTCCAGCGCGAGTACCAGAACCAGTACGGCAACAACCTCGACGCCTACCTTGCTCGCTTGAACGGCTTCCCTGGAGGCTCGGAGACGCAGAGCACGCCGATGGAGCGCAACTGGCTTGCGGGTGCGGCGGGTGGCGCGATGGCGGGCGCGCAGATGGGTTCGATGTTCCCCGGTTACGGCACGGCTATCGGCGCGGGCGTCGGCGGCATCTTCGGAGGTCTCTATGGCTAACTTCCTGCAACGCCTTCTCGGGAGTCGGATGATGGGCTATCCGGGGCAAATTCCCGGCATCGGTGGACCGTGGACGCCGCCTATTAATGGTGGCGGTGGTCCCTTGCCGATGCCTAGCGGTGGGCCGATGCCGATGCGCCCCCCGATGGGCGGGCGTCAGCCGATGGGCGGTGGCATCCCCGACAGCTCCAACGTTGCGATCCCCGGCACTGAGGGGCCGATGGCGCCGCGGATGCGCGGGCCGGCGTGGATGCAGAAGATCGCCAACGGCGCTAACCGTTTCGCTACAGGTCTAGCCGGCGGGCAACCGGGGCAGCAGGTTCCGCCGCAAGTCATGCAGGCGACTCTGGGCGCTTTGCTCGCCGGCAGTGGTCCGTACCAGAAAGGAACGCGAGGGCTTTTGCAGCCGTTCGGTGAGGCGATGCTCGCAGGCGGGCAGGCTCGCGCGCAGTTCGACGAGAACGAGATGCGCAAGAAGATTGTCGAGGCGCAGCTCGCGCAGATGCAGCAGCCCAAGCCGGTCGCGCCGGATGAAATCTTGGCGCGGATGAAGGCTCTTGGGTTCCCAATGACTATTGAAGGGTTCGAGGCGTACAACCGCGCCAAGGGCTCAGAAAATCCAGTGTCCGACCAGTTGGCCGCGATTCAAGCGCAGCTCGCTATCGAGCAGAGGCGCGACGAGATCGACCGCAGGCGCCGCGAGGACGCGGCGAACGCAGAAACGCAACGCCGTCAGCGCGTGACGACGGGGAACGCCCTGCGTCGATCAATTAAGCAGACCGGCGACATTGCCGCGCTTGTTGAGGGGCTTGAGGGCTCGTTCCTTGGCGCCGGCATCCCTGCGGCTAACTGGCGGCGCACGGCAGCCGGCGCGTGGTCGGGGCTGGCGGGGGCTGTCGGTGGAGACACCAGCAAGATAAACGAGGAAATTGGCAAATTCGACAAGCTGAAGAAGGGGTTAAACGATCAGCTCATCAACCTGATGGCCACGGGCAATCTTGGAGAGGGGACGAACTCGAAACTTCAGCAGTACAAAGACTCGCTGGCCAACGAGGAAACGAGCCCGCCAGCAATCATGTCTATTCAGGCCGGCGTGGCCGAAGCCTTGCTCGAGGAGGCCGACGTGCAGGGTGTTGATGTTGAGAATCGCGATCAGATCGAGGCCAACATCGAGCGGTGGCGCCAGTATGAAACCGGCCAGCCGAGTGCGCCAGCCGGTGGCGCGGCATTTGCCACTGAGGCGGAGGCGCAAGCAGCGGCGGCGGCTGGGCGCCTCAAGCCTGGCGACCGCATCACGGTTGGCGGAGTTAGCGGGGTCTGGCAGTAATGCCGTTTGTCCCGGATAAGCAGCAACCGGCGGGGAGGTTTGTCCCTGACGAGCCCCCGCCGTCTGCCAACTTTGTCGGACGGGAGTTTGCGTCAAGGCGTTTTCTGGACAACCTAATGGCGGTCCCTTCGTCGCTGGGTGAGGTGGCAGCGAACACGGCCAACTTTGGCGGTGCAGCAATTCAGCACGCCGTGGCGAGTGAAATCGAGGGGGCTCGTAGGCTACTTGGTGGGGAGCCAAAGCAAATCCCAACTCTCGGGGAACGGTATCAAGACATTACAGAAAACGAGGGTTTTGGGCGCTCTTTGATGCGAAGCATTCCTCGCCCAACAGTCGAGGGCATTACGGCTGGAGTAAAAAGTATCCCGTCTCTTCTCCCTGGCGGGGAGACTCCATCGGATGCGATGGCGCGGAACAGGCTCGATTTCCAGCGCGAAGAACTCGCCATGAGGGACGCGCATCCTGCGTGGGCTAGGGGTGGAGAGATCGCCGGGGACGTTCTGTCGATCATCGGCGCTCGTCGGGTAAGCGGATTAGACGATGTTATTAGGCGCATAGAGACCAAATTCGGCACAACCATTGGCATCAATACGGCCGAGGGCTTGGCTTCTGATATCAACAGAAAGTTCATGCCGACCGTGAGACGGTTGGGGCGCGCCGGACTGAGAGCTACCGAATCGGGCGTTGAAGCGGCAGCGCTAGACATCCTGAAAGACCCAAACGCAGACCCGTTGGATACCGCCGCCATCGCCGCTGGCGGGCAATTGGTCGGAAGCGGCGCGCTGGAGGGTGCCAGGGGGCTATTGTCTGGCGGGCCAACCGCTGCCGGACTGAAGCTGTCCGTTGCGGCGGTCGCTGCGATGGGGATAATTCAAACTTTCAAATCTGCTACGCCTGGAGACCGCGACAGAATCCTCGAGAGCGCAGAGAGCGGCTTCGACAAGGTCGCTGCAATGCTAGGCGTTGGTATTGGCTCGGCCGCGCTCGGCGCCACTCGATACGGACGCGGCAACGTGGCTCTCTCCGATCAAACGCGAGTGTTGCTAGACGGCTTGGCGACTGTTCATCGCGGCTCGATTCTTTCTGTGCTCAGTGACTGGAAGCAGGGCAGCGCGGAACAGCGATCATCCGTAGAAAAGACGCTGGCCGCAATGGCTGCCGATCCGTACTACCGAGGCGAAACAGAGAAAGAGCGCGAGATCGTGAGCCTGATTCGCGGTGGCGCCGGGCTTGTGAAGTACGAAACAGGCGGCGGGTTCTAGATGCCATACAAAGATTTCTACTTCGGCGCCTTCACCCCCGACCTGGGCGGGGCGCCGAATCCAGCAGACCCTGCCTACCTCGTGGACTGCCTCAACCTTCGCCCAACGCCGGCAGGATATCGAGGCACGCGGGTTTTTACGGATGTGGCTAGCGCGGCTCTACTGACTGGCGGGGCGGCGTCCATAGTCGATATCGGCACAACCTATGCCGCTGTGCGCAATGACACGACATATTTGTTCGTTGCGTCAGAAAACGTATTGAATCAATCGAACACTCACGGCACGAGCTGGAGCAACGTCGATACGATCACGGACGAGAACCTAGACATTGCACAGTTCGATGATTACGTCATCACCTGCGAGTACAACGTCGCGCCGATGTACAAAGACATAACGACGAGTCAGGCGACAGTATTTAGCACCCTCCCAGATAGCCCGCCTCAAGGCGGCACGGTTGCTCGAATCCGCGACCACCTCGTTATAGGACGCACGTCGTCGGATCAATACTCTGTGCAGTGGTCAGCGATTGGAGACCCTACAGACTGGCCCACGCCTCTTACCGCAGAGGCTGCATCAAAAGAGTCCGGTTCTCAGACGTTGCCGAGCGAGTTAGGAATTGTAACTAAGGTAGTTGGTGGCGAGGAGTTTGGGCTCGTGTTTCAGGAACACGGGATAACCAGAATGACCTACGTCGGCGGTAGGGTGGTATATGAGTTCGACACGTTCGAGCGCAACGTGGGAAAGCTGGCGATACAGTCACCGTATCCG